CCGTCGCGCAACTGGCGCTCATCCATCTTCAGCGTGTCAGTGACCCGCTGGGCTGTCAGGTAGAACAGATCCATTGCATCGCGTAGCGGCTGATCGGCCACCGCATACACCTTCTGCAGCATATCGTCTTCGATGTAGACCCCTCGACCGCTTTCCTTGAAGCCCTTCACGCCGGCGCAAGGGTTGGCCAGTTTTGTATAGCCGGCCTCCCTGGCGAAGTTCCAGATGGCGCTGAGCAGGGCTTTCTCGCGGTTCGCGCGCACCGGTGCCGTTTTTCCGCGGTAACGCAGGTACTGCTTGACGTGTTGCGGCTCGATCGCCTCGAGCGGGGCGGGCGGGTCATCGAAGAACGCCAGCAGCTGCTTGAGCTCGCGCGCGTTGTCCTTCTGCGTTGCCGGCTTCTTCGTCGGCACGACCTCTTCCATGTACTTCTCTGCGACGTAGCGGAAGGTGACCACTTCCTTGGCCAGCGCTGATGCGGTCCGGTCCTTCTCGAGCCTGGCGTATTCCTGAATGGCTAGGCCGTAGTCGCTGCCTAGCGATAGCTCCTTTCGAGGCTTTCCGCCCAGGTCATAGTAGTAGTAGGTCCTGTTGCCGCGCACGCGCAGACGAAGCCGGGCAATGCTCCCCGGCTTGCTTGGCTTTCTGCCCATTTACCCTGCCTTCCTCGGCTGCCATGTTGCGGGATCTTTCTGCGCCTTTGCTGGCTCGCCTGTCAATGCAGAGGCCAGCACGCATGGCCACCCGTTGCGTTTGATGGTGTGCCTGATCCCGTTCATGCGCAGAACCTGGATCTGACCGGCCTTCGTCCCTGCTCCGGTCAGCTCGCACACTTCGTCGTGTGTCAGGAATTCTATAGCGCCCATCCCTCACCCCCTCACCGTTACGCCGGCTGCTATCGCCTTGTCTGTGTGCATGTCTATCTCCTGCTGCGTGTGGGTTAGGCGAGCTGAGCCGGCGCCCATCCTTTGATCTTGTCGACGGCTATCGACTTGCGTGTTTGGGCGTCGTACCACATGAAGAAGCACTCATTTCCCATGAAGACTAATGAGGTTGTGGCTGCGCGCGTCCTGCCGTCTTTAAGGAAAAGCTGAATCGGCTTACCGGCAGGCGGCGGCTCGGTAACGGGGCGCATGAATGGAATTACAGGCACGTGCAAATCCTCCCCGCCGACTCTCGCCGGCAGGCTGTGTGTTTGGGTGGGGTTAGGGGGTTAGGCGCGACGGATCAGGATGAACAGGCCGAAGCCGAAACGCTTCCACTCGCCCTGATGGTCGGTGACGCAGATGTTGTGATTGAACGGCCAGTCAGCGAGAGCGAACCGCCACCACTTGCGTTTGGTCCACTGCATATCACGCCTCCTTCGCAGCCAGGGCGGCGTCGATGGCGGCGTCCAGCATCGACCCGCTCATCAGCCCTCTACCGTAATCGCCTCGGCTGTAGTAAATGACGTGCTCGGCCCCGCTGCACGGATCTCTCAGCCACCGATACCGCTCCGCATCCTTGCGCAGCGCCTCGACCTCGGCTTGAAGCTGGTCAACCCGATCCTTGAGCACGTCGGCGCGGTGCTTCCCTAGCTCGTGCGCCTCTGCGGTTTTCTGCACCCACTCTGTCTTGTCGTGCCATTCGTTGTATGCGGCCTCGAACTGTTGCAGCCTATCCCGCTCGGCGGTCACGGCTGAGAGGGCGGCGAGGTGGCTTTCGACTGTCATAACCGCGCAGCTTCGGCGCTTGTCTTCTTTTGCCTCGATCATGTAGCCGCATAGCTCGCCGTGCTTCATGCGCTCGATGTTTTCAGGGTTGACGTAGCCAATAATCTCGACCCCTTCCGCCTCTGTGGGCTGGGCGAGGATGGCGCGAAGTTCTGCCCACGCCCTGTCGAGTCGATCTGATGCGTCCAACGTAAATGACGCAGACCCTTCGCGCCCCATATCAGCATCAGCGCGCATGAGCCGCTCCAGCAGATCCCGATCAACCAATACCTTGCTCATGCTTCACCTCGTTTGGCGGCCTGCGCGATGGGGGCGGCGTACAGGTCTGTTCCAGGCTCCAGCTTGCAGAGGTGCGCAATGAGCTGCTGCTGCGCGTTCCAGTCTGTGCCCATCCATGTCGCTACCGGCTGCTGCTCGGTCTGCGCGGGGCGGGTGGCATTGGCCAGCACCATAGGATCGGCTCCGCGCTGGTGCAGCATCATGGCGAAATTGGCCACATCTTCGAATGTGCCTGCGTTGCCTTTGCCCAGATGCTCGACCAGCAGCTGAGCCAGGAACTCGACGCTGCATACGTTCGGATCATCCCAGCCTCCTCGGCCCTTGGCACGAGACTTCGCCAGCTTGGCCTTCATGGCTGCGGCGAAGCGGTCGACGGCTGCATCGTCTGGATGCTGCGGGGCGGTCTGCGCGATGGGTGGGGTGTTCAGCAACTCGACGTCCTCCAAGGCTTCGTTGTAAGCCATCCCGGCGCGCTTGCTTGCGGGATCTAGCAGGCCGTCCAAGTTCTTGCGCTGCGGTAACCGTACAGGCCGCTGCTCGGTCTGCGCGATGGTCATCCCGGCAATGTCGCGAGCCGACTTTCGGCGCTTTGAATCTGCTGACTTACTCTTCTGCGGCGGTAGGTTACGCAGGCACTCCGGTACGTACTTCATGCTTTTCCCCCTCTCAGATCCAGCTTTGTAGGCCATCCACATATCGGGGTACGAAAGCGCGATGCCTTGCGCAAACTCAGATAGGCAGTAGTCACCCACAGCAGCGCCCCAAATAACGCCTTTCGGCACAGGCCAGCGCGCTTCGAAGTCTCGGCGCAACCGAGCATCGAGGGCTGCTTTCTCTATCGGGTCAAGCTCATCCTGCGCCGGGGCTTGCTCTGCTGCCGCCTGCCCATCCCTGAACCCCTGCGCTGCGGCTGTGGCCATGTCGACGGCGGTGTAGGTGTCGTCGGGTGATTGGTCGTAATCCGATAGCCACTGATCAATCCCTTTCAAGACTAGCCGCGCCGCATCGTTTCCGGCGTTAGCGCGAATTTCAACGTCATGCCTTGCGTGCGTCAGATGATCGCGCGCTCGCTCAAGCTTATGACTCAACCGCTCCACCTCAGCCTTCGCAGCCCCCAGCTCAGCGCCGATTCGCCCGGCCGCTTTCAGTGTGTCGTTCATACTCGACTCCATAGTTCCGAATTGTTCAGTTCAGCCTGTAAACAGGTCGCTTTGGCTGGCTTGCGCAACTTGCACTGGCGCGGCCTCTGGCTCTCGTGGCGTCGGGCTATCAATGTGTCCTGCCATAAACAGGCACTTCTCTTCGATACCGTGCTCCCTTTGTGTCGCTGGGTGAACGATGGTCAGGACGCCGCCGAATCCTTGAGCAATCAGGGCGTGCTCAGCTGCGATCTTGGCCACCTGGTCGTAAGCTTCTTCGCGGGTCATGTTGGTTGCTCCACAATCTTCGCAAGCGGCAGCCCGCTCATTGCCAGCGGCTCGTCGTAGCAGACGCCCATCATCTCGGGCCATTTGCGCGGCTCGCCGGGCTGGATGACGCCTTGGTCGTGTGCGCGATCCCATGACAAGCGATGCCGGATGACCTGGTACAGATCCCACGCAACGCCATCCTCGCGGCGCTTAGTGGCTTCGGGCATCAGTGTGTTGGCCAGGCGCTGTATCTCGTGCCTCGTGGCGTGGACCTGCTCCCAGTCGCGCCGGTCGTAGAACCCCGGCAGCCGCTCAATGGCGTGGTCGATCTGGCCGATCTTGATCCGCGCCAGTAGCTCGCACGCCTCTTGCAGCTCTGCGGCCTGGCGCTCGTTTACGGTGATGGTGTAGGTGCGCATGGCGCCTCCTTTGGCGGCTCCGGTGGGCGGCAGCGGAAACAGGCGCATTGGCCGATCCGCTTGCCGTCCGTGCGGCAGAAGATTGGTGCATTCATTTGTGGGTAGCAGTCAGGATCACGACGGCAGTGCTAGTGCCGGCGAACTCGTTGTCGTAGATGCGGGAGTAGTCGTGGGCGAAGCCCGGCAGCAGCTCCTTGCCTTTGGCGCTGGCCGGCAGGATTGCCACAAGACGCCCGTCCGGTTTGAGCAGGGCTGCGGCTGCCTCTAGGTGTGCCAGCCAGCGGCCTTCGCTGAATGGCGGGTTCATCACGATCCGGTCGGCCTTGGGCTGGCCTGGCGCCCACCTCAGAAAGTCCGCCTCAATGACGCTGTGCCCCTTGGCTCGCAGGATCTCGCAGTGCAATGGGCTGATCTCGACGCAGGTCGTTTGCAGCTGTGGCAGGTGGTCGGCAATGCCACCTTGGCCCGCGCTCGGCTCAAGCACGCCGTGGTGCGGTTCGATCTGCGACAGCTCAACCGCAGCCAGCGCGATGTTCTCCGGGGTCGGGTAGAACTGGTGCGACTTCTGGTCAGGAATGCAGCCAGAGCACACTACGGCGTCCAGCACCTCGGTCGGGTTGTAATCGAACTGCCAGTAGTGGGCGACCTTGGTCGCGCCTAGCGCCTGCAATACCTTCTCAGCTTCTGCCATAGCCGCCTTGTCGTGCTGCCAGTAGTCGAAGCGCATCGCGTTCGGCACTTCCTTGTAGCGCTCTGGCCAGCCGTCCAGCTTTTCGCTGACTTGGCGCATCCCGGCCAACAGGTCGACCACGGCAAACGGTAGCGGCCTGTCGAACAACTCGAAGTCCTTGAGCTTCTTGGTGCGCTTCGGCTTTGTTCTCAGCTCAGCCGGTATAGCCGTCGGGTGAAGGTTTGCCAAGATGGCGTTGAGGCGCCACGCCATGTCCGGGTGAACTTCAAGGTGAGCCGTTGCCACGCCACCGTAGACGCGAATCCTTAGCGCTCCGCCGTCAACCGACATCCACTGCCCATTCTGCCTGCTGGCCGCCTTGATAACGGGATCGGTAGAGCCATGCTTTGGCTCGTCGCGCCCCATGAACTTTGCGATGACGCACCGCAGGTCGTTGATGTGCCCGGCCGTCCCGTAGCTGAACACGCCCTGGATGATCATGCGCTTACCGAATCCCTGCGGCTGGTTCGTCACGTGCTGCCGGCTCAGCGCCCGGAAGATGCCGTCGACACGCTCGGCTAGGAACTGTGAGCGGCTGTGCAACAGGCTGTTCAGCGTCGACCGCACCGTTGCTTCCTCGAACTCAGGGAGAGCCGGCAGCTCTGTCTCGCCACTGTACTTGCTTGCCTTGCGGCCTTCCGGGTTGCGGATCTGCTCGCGCCATTCCTCGCGCCGCTTCTGCGGCATGTAGTCCATCACGTCCGTCATGCGCAGTGCGCGGCTCCAAAAGTCCGCGTTGAGCTGGGCAATGGCGCCCTCGACGCGGAACAGCGCTTCAACCGTAGTCGGCATACTGTGCCGCTGCTCCCGCACGTTGCCTTCCACGAAGTAGTGCAGGGCCGATGCGTTCTGGCCGTCTCGCACAGCCTCTGCCAGCGCCTCGATGTTGCTGCGCGCTGCGTTGTATTGGCCGATCAGGCCGTCAACCAGATCGGCAGACATTGGGGCGAAGAACTCCGAAACGTCCTCGACCAGCTCGCCGTCTAGGTGTTTGGCTACTGCTGTCATGCTGCCTGCTCCTGTGACTTCCAAGCCCCGCACGCCTCGAAGATCCGCGCGGCCTGCGCCTCGTCCAGCGACGTGCCGCCCGGCATTGCTATCCAGCCGGAGCCGACCAGGTGGTTCGGGTTGCAGCCGGCCAACATCTCCCGGTAACAGTGCTCGAGTGCGCTGGCTAGCGTCTCGGACTTGAACATTCCGTCCGGCGCAATCTCGGTCGATTTCATGTAGGTCTCGCCCTTCGCGTCGACGCAGAACGCTCCGATATAGATGACCCAGCGGTGCGAGATATCGCAGAGCGCGCCCATGACCTGCCGGCTTGGCGCGATGGCTCGGGCGTCGCGCCAGTCGATCAGGTACTGGTCGTCGTTCTCCATGCGGACGACGGCGACACGATGCAGCCTCAACAGTGAGCGACTGACCTTTTCAAGCCTGGCCCTGGGTATGCTGCTTTTCATGGCCACACCTCGCGCAGCGCCTCATTCTTCTTGGCCTGCGGCGTGCCGCGCTTGCGCAGGGGCAGGCTGTTGACGGAGGCGGATCGGCGGCTTCCGCGCGCACGGCTCTTGGCGTCTGCCTCTGGATTGCAGGAGTTGTTGAACATTGCCGGTTTTACGGGGGCTGGCTTGCCGATGCTGTCCGGCAGCTGCTGGATCTTGCCGCCAGCGTTCAGGTATGCAGCCGTGGCCGCGTCAATTTGCGCGCGCAGGGGCTCGCCCCGCGCTATGGCAGATGTGTCGATCATGGGGAGGTACCGGGGAGGAGGGCGCGCGGGGCGCCCGGGGTGGATCAGATCAGCAGCGAGCGGGAGCCGCGGTAGGGGTTGGCAAATGGCAGGTCGTCATCAAAATCATCCGGCGGTGCGGCCTGCTGGCTGCGTTGCGTCTGACGCGATGCTTGCTGCTGTGGCTGTTGTCGCTGTGGTTGCGTCGCCTGGCCTTGCCCATCGCTGGCAAACTTGATCTCAGAACAGCGGCAGACCAGCTTCACGCCTTCCGTTCCGTCATTTTTGGGAAACGTCTCAATGTGCACATCGGTGCCAGTGAAGAACACTTGCTTGCCTTTGGTCAGGTACTCAGCCAGCCCTTCGGCTTGCTTGCCCCATAAGGTCAGCTCATACCACTGCGTTGGCTTCTTGCCGTCCTGTCCCTTCCGGCCGTAGTCCACGGCTACCGGGATGCTGCAGACAGGATCTCCTGATTGGGTGTGGCGAAGTTCGGCGTCACGACCGATGCGGCCAAATTCTGATACTGGCATTGATAGCCCCTTACTTGATGCGGATGGATGATTGGCCGCGCTCCAGGCGCGCACCGGGCACTTCCTCGCCGGCCTTAAGCTTGGCGGCGATGGCAGTCTTGTCTGGCGCGATCTCGGTCTTCACGCGCATCAGGTCGTCCGGGATGCTGTTCTCGTCATCCACGACGACCGACTCGCGGCCTTTGGCCAGGGTGATGGTGAAGAGCGGGCAGCTGATCTTCGTCATGCCGCACGCTTCCATGTTTTCGCGCAGGTACTCCTTGATCTCGCGCTGGCGGTTGGTGACCAGCCGCTTGCGCTCCTGCAGGCGTTCGATTTCCTTGTCGAGTGCAGCAACGTCGGCGTCAAAGTTCAGGATGACGTGCGACACGGCCAGCGCCTTGTCGTTGAACTCGGCTTCGATGCCCGCCATCGTGTCGCGGATGGCGACGGCCAGATCCTCGTCGGCCGTCTCCTGCAGCGCGGCCAGATCCTTGAACTGGCCGGTGATTTCGTAGAGCGCGCTCATGCTGCTGCCTCCTGCTTAGGCTCAAGCTGGGCTTTTCGCTCCTCAAAGGCCAAGGCCAAGCGTTTCACGAACTTCTCTTCGTTGCGGCGACTTGCGCTCCTGACGTACGTGCCGTGCAGCTTGGTCAGCTCGTGCGCCGTCTGCGCCTTCGCCATCGTCTCGAGCGCAGCCTTGAGCCAGTCGAGCCGCTCTTGCGCTTGGCGCGCCGCCTCGGCTTCCTTGTTCTCGGCCTGCTCAAGCTGGGCTTCGGCCTCACGCTCAGCCACGTAGTCGCGGTCGTCGTAGAGACCTAGGAAGATGTCAGCGCTAAAGCCGAGCATCGCCAGCGCCTTCTTCACAGCATCGGTGAGCGACTTCTTCGGCGCCTCGGTGTCCGTAGTGACGCCCCACTTGCTCTTGTAGGTGAACGGCGTGCACCCGTACTGCTCGACCTCGCCGCGCTTGTCTCCCTGCATGAACCAGAGCTTCACGCGGATTGTGTGGCCGACCTCGTGGCCGATCAGTTCGCCCTTGTCGTTGCGGATCTCGCCGCCCTGGTCAAAGCGCTCCTCGGCGACTGTCCAGCCCCAGCCGATACCGACCGGGCCGAATACTTCCGTGGCGCGCTTGATCATGTGCTGGCCGCTGATGCTCGTGATCTGCTGGCCGTTGACCTTGGCTGATTTGGTGGCTTCCGGCGCGGTCTTCTCGACCTGGCTCCAGATGCTCATGTTCTGGTTGCTCATGTTCAACCTCCGAAAAGTTTGTAGATCGCCGCCTCGCCAGCCAGGCCGATCAGCAGCACGCCAGCCAGCACGCCGAACCCGGTAATGGTCCACCAAGCAGCGGCGAAGCTGTGGCCTGATGGGGTGTCGTCGTAGGGGAGGGGGAGGGTGCGGTTCATGCCTGAATCCCTCGCTTGTCATACCGATGCACCCACAAGCCGTTAGGCTCCCGATAGGCGCGCACTGGCCATCCGATGAACCCAAGGGAGCGGGCCAGTTCTAGCGCCTCTCGGGGAGTGGCTGCTGCGACTTCCTCTAGCTGTTCGTCGATCAGCGATTTAACTGGTGCGGTAGTGGCGTTCATGGCTGCTCTCCTTGCATGGCCTCGCCGAGAGTTGCAAACCGGAACGAATCAGGCAGCTTTACAGCCTCAATTGAGCCGCCAGATAGGGACCGGATCATGTGGATCAAAACGTCCTGGCACTCGGCCGGGAATTTGATGTGGCATACCGCTCCGTCAATCTCTGCGGTGATTTGTAGCCGTGTGATTCGAGTCATGGCTGGGCTCCTTGCAGGGCGGCGTGGGCGAGATCGACAGCCTGTTCCAGCGCGTTCGATAGGTCTTCAAGGTCCATCGGGTCAGGTCCGCCTTGGCGAAGCGCCCGGCAAAGCCCGCCTATTTCATCCAGAGCGGTCGACATCCGATCCCGCTCAGCGAGAAGGGCGTCGCGCTCGGCACGAAGATCGGCAATTTCGCGAGCGTCGTGCGTAGTGTCGGTAACCTCATTGCCGTCGCAGTAAATGAGCATCCCGTAGGCATCACCCAGGTCCATGGAGCCGCTGCATTGATGACACAGCGATGGACTGGCCTCGTCATGCGCCTCCCACGCCGCATGCTCCGCAGCCTCGACGCTATCCGCTTCGACGGTGTAGCTCGACGAGGCGTCGAGGAGAACGGTGACTTCGTACCGCTTCACTTCCTTGCTCATGCCGCCTCCTGCTTGATCTGCTCTGCCTTGCTGCGCAACTGCGCCGCGTGGTGTTCGATGAATGCCGCTTGCTGCTTGTCGATGGCGAGGGCCTGCGTGCTCAGGTATTCGGCCAGATCGGGGTTGAACTGCCCGATCAGGTTCCGGTGGCTCTCCCAGCGCTGATGCCCGACCAGTCCAGGCACGAGCGCGGCGACCAGCTCAATCGGCAGGTCCAGCTTGTCGGAGGCGAATGCGGCGTAGGCGACCAGCGTGTCGGCGTCGTATGCGTCGAGGGCTTCGTGCACCTGCTCTGCCTCGGAAACGCTTTCATCCGGGCACGGCTGTTCGCGGCGCCCTATGGGTCCGTAGTGCTTCATGGTGGGATACCTCGGTTGCCCGGATGGGCGGGGGAATGGGTGATGCAGGTGTGGCTGGCTGCCGAAGTCCAGCTTTTATCCGTTTCCGGTTTTCCCTCGGATATACCGATTGCGGCTAATCCACTGCATCGGGGGTTGCTCTGCATGACGTTTGACTCCCCTCTGCTAACGCGCAGGAAGACGGTACTCAGAGCAACCTCCGATGCAGGCTCGTTACGTGAGCCATTCGGCCTGCTACCGATTCCCGGCAGGCGCTAGGCAGGAGTTGTCTTCCGTGACGCCGGATCGGCTCCAGCTGATGGTCATGGCGCTACCAGCACCGCGCGCCGTACGGTTATCGCAGACCTGGGGGTCTGGCCTGGCTAGTTCAGGCGCGTGATTAGTGAAACTCGACTGCGCCCTGATCAGCTGCCATTTCAAACGCACATCTCCACTCCGCATATTTCATGCGGAAGCGTTCGTCTTCGTGCGCGTCGGCTTTGTGCTGGAAATCGGCAAAGTCTTTCGCCAGCTTTGCGCTGACCGACGAGCCGATCACACCCTCACAATCACTGAAGTTGATCAGCTCTGCGAATGGCCCTTCAGCGCCATTCCAGCATGGCATGCAATGGCTTTTACGTACTCGCCCGTACTGCTCGTAGTCTTCAGGGATATATCCGGCAAGCTCTGCAAGCTGCTCGCGCCAGCGGTTGTATCCACCATAGCTACCGGCATGCAGCCCTATGCTGTCCTCAGACGTGTATATCGCACGGTCGAGGATCTCGTCTGCGCGCCCAGGGAAATCAGGGTTCAGGTACGCTTTGAAAGCGTATTCAAGCGGTTCGCGCGTAACCGGGTCGATTGGCTCTCCATCCGAATCGAATACGGCATCTAGTTTTGTCAGCTTGCGATGTGCAGTGATATCAAGTCCCATCTTTATTCATCTCCTTTCCAATTCCTTCTCCACCAATCCCACATGTACAGCGCTGCGAGGATGGCGCAGAGGATCAGGACTTCGGGGCCGGTTAGCATGGCGTGCCGCGGGCCTTGGCGATGGCTGCGCGCGCAAGGTCTCCCGCTTTCGTATGGCCCATTTCAAGCAGGCACTCCAGTGCCTCAAGCAAATCAGGCGCCGAGGCTATCAGTCGGGCGTTGGCGATCGCTTCGTCATCGTCAAAGTAAATCTCTGGCACCACCAGAGTTCCGCTCTTGCCTTCCGGCTCGTGGATTACCCAACGTTCCTCTTTGTCTATGCTCCAAGGCCCCGGCGTATGTCCGTTGCTCATCTCATCCTCCTATGTGCTGATGGGTGACAGTGGGGCGGTTAAAGTCCTGTCCGCGCGCCGTTCAAGCGCTGCGGGACGTACTCAAAGGCGAAGGCAGACAAGGCCATGTGCATCTCATTCGCCAGTTCGCGGCCAGGACGTCTCAGCTCATCCTTCAGATAGCACCATTGCCGCTCGCCGAGGCTGTATGTCGAAGAACCGTGCGTCACATCGCTACGGATGTGCTTGGCCAGCGCCTCAAAGAAATCCGCCTGTTCTACCGTGCTCTGCTTCCAGAACCACTCGGCCACCATTTCAGGTGTCAGGCTCACTTCCGCTGTCGCTTTCATGCTCTCTCTCCATTCTGTTAATCCCCGCTGCAGCCTGTCGCCAAGCTGCGGGGGTGGGGTTAGGCGGCTTCCCAGCCGAGATTCTTGATGTACTCGCCGCCAGCGCAGACTCGAAGATCTTCGATTTCTGAAAGCTCCTTGAGCTCGTCCAGAGCTGCCATAGCCCTTTCCGTGGCCAGCTTGGCGTGGCTTAGCTGCCAGCGCTTCCTTGCCTTGTAGGACTCAAGCGCCTTCTCTTTCTCGGGATACGCAAAGCGCCGCCCCGATACCTTCAGTACGCGCTTGGCATACTTGGGGATGACGCCACGCTCAAGGCTGGCTTTAGCGATAAAGACGTAGCTCGGAACGACAAGCCAGTAGCAGTGCTCGGTTTCACGAATCACTACGTATCGCTTGCAGATGATCGAAACCCCTTCAGGCCCGATCGCGTCGATGTACCGGAAGTGATCCGGCCAAACTGGATTGCTCATCCTGATTACCTCCGTTGTGTTAAGCCGCCAACTGCGCCTCATCCATCCGCTGAGCCCGCGCTACTTGATGAGAGCGAGGCTTGGTCTGATACCGGCAGGGCTGAGGTTTAGAAACGCTTCTTGGCATTCTCATTGACCTCACGGCGGCGCCGATTCAGCTCAATCAGTCGCTCTGTTTCCGCGTCATCCTCAATCGAATCGAATGCTGCGAGCACCAATCGCGAGTAGTCGCGCCCATCGCCCCTTAGGTCTGCCTGCCCACGCTTCGGCTTCAATTTCATGTGACTGCCTCGAAGGTTGTGCTAGATGCCGAAACACCAAAGCGCGCCCAGTTGGATGGTGAATAGAACTGAACGGTTTTTGCGATCCTGACGATGTGCTCAGCCCCGAATCGGAACGAATTACCCTGGTACTGGCGGGGCTTCGTCAGCTTCTTATCCAGGCAAGTGGCGCCAACCACGCGCCCGTCATTCAGGCGAACTCCGTGGCGCAAGGCGCGCCCGCAGTGATCGCAGTTGCAGTCGCTCTCGTAACCAACAATTGCTATCTGAGTCATATCCTTTCCTCTCGAGTGATGCCCGGCGAACCGGTATCTCGGTTGTCTTCCCAATGCCGACTCATCGAATCGGCATCAGTGAATGTTCCGTTCTCCGTTGCGCGCTATGCCGAGTCGTCTCAGGCCCTGGTCAGCTACTGGCGTATTCCAGGGAGGCGGTTGCGCAACTTCGCGTGGCTGCATGTGGAGCCACGGCCAGTTCCAGAGCTGGCATGGGGCGGAAAACTTGTTACTCGCGCTGTGCCCGGTTGGGGATTCCGCCGCGAGGGTTCCGAGTTCTGAAAGAGCTTTAGGCCGTGGCCAGGGCATCGCTGCCTGTCGGCGCGGTGTTCTGCGCTTCGATGGGTGAGAATTTAGAGAACTAAACAAAAGGCGTCAACCTATTTTTAAAGAAAACTTAACAGCGTGCAGAAAAGAAGCCCGCTCAGTGGCGGGCCGCAGGTCGATCAGGAATCAGCAGGTCGTTCAGGTGGCGGGAGGAGGGCAGATACAAAAAGCCCCGCTAGGTGCGGGGCTTAGGGAAGGAAAGGATCAGGCGGCCTGAAGAGCCTCAAACAAGTGTTCTTCATTGCCATCGAATACGATGATTGAGGCGGTTTCCGCCAGCGCGACCATCGCTTGCTGCGTCGACTCTTCTTCGCCTCGCTGAAGGATGACTGTCCTCTTGGTCCTGTCGCCGGAGTTTTTCAGGTCGCCCATCTTGCCGACAGTGCCGTAGATGCTTGCCCAATTTGGGCGGCCAACCGATCCGGCAGAGATGGTCTGGATGACCATCTGATCCTCCGCGCCAGGGTTCAGCACAAACGGGAAGGAGAGCTGATGTCCGCTTGCCCCGGAAAGAAGGAAGTCGCGTCGCATGCGATCCTTGTAACGCTTGCTGAGGATGCCTCCTACTCTCCGCTGAAATTTGGGCACGTGGACGGTCAGCATGTCGCCGCACGCATCACCTATTCGCGATGCGGCCTCGATGAACCTGGCGACCTGGAAACCCACCTGGTCTTCAGAACAAATGGTGTGAAGCTCGCCGTTCTCGGAAATCGACATACCGCTCCGATTGGCTATTTCCGCAAACCGCTTGGCGCGCCTTTGGTCCGGCGCAATGCCGTGCGTCATAGCGGTAAACAGGATGTCGGAATTGTCGCTAATACGTACCAGGCCGCGACCTATGTCCTGGACGAACGCTCCTATCGCCAGTCCATCGAAGGAAAGCGTCAGCGGCGACTGGATGTAGGTCAGCCCATCGCCAATAGTGCGGCATCGAAAGCCGAGCTGTCTGCTGATGTCTGCGCAATTCATAGTAAATCCATCTGGCCGCCGTCTGCTTGTGGCTTGCGTGGAGGCAAGTTGAATGGCGGGGCTCCTTCAATGTTGGCACGCTCAAGGAAAATCCGCCATAGACCCTGGATGTCTACTCGTCCGATCGGTTCGGCGTATTCCGAGGAGCTTTCTGGGACAGGGATATGCAGATGCGGATGGTCGGCACTCTGCCCATAGAACGGGTGCCCTTTGCCAACCGTATTGATATGCTCGCTGGGGCCATTTTCATCAAGAGCAAGCACCCGGGCGCCATTGGCGACCAAGGTCATCGATACTTTATCGGGTACGGCAGCCAGGCTGCTGCGCTTATGGTAGAGGTCAATGAAGTGGCCTTCCTGCACCACGCCATGAATTGATAAGGGTACCCGGCATTTGTGAGACTCGGGGAACCCCTTGCCTCCCTGTCCCTTCCATAGAATGCGATGCGCACCCGCCCATGCTTTAGGAACCGCAATAGCTGACAGCGCGTCAGCGTATGGAATTTGGCCTGCCTGGGCCATCAATCACTCTCCCTGAAGGATAGTTCACCGATCCGTAATTTCCTGGCGCCGCCCCTCACATCGCTCCGCCGCGCCCTACAGCCCGGTTATCTTCGCGTCCACCACGCGCCCAATCAGTCGCCACTCGTCGTCCATCTCCACCTGGTTGAACGCCGGGTTAAGCGGCACAAGGTAGGCGGTTCCCGCGTCTCGCACGTACTGCTTGAAGGTGGTTTCGCCATCGCGATGCTTGGCGATGTAGAACTTGCCGCTGATCACGTCGAAGCCTTCAGGGCG